ATAAACACCGTCTTCGCCATATGTGTTTACCCATTCTCTTATTCTCGATTCTGTCATTTTGATCTTCATGGAAAGTGGCAAGCCCTGTTTTTCATGAAGTTCTTGTATTGTATGTTTCATTTCCTTTTCTCCCTTCTGCAGCGCATGCTGCATAACCGATCAGATCCACCAGGGAATCCCGTTTGTACCGCCCTGATATCATACGTGCAGTCTTGAAAAGTACCATCATCATGCCGACATCATAGCCGTTCAGGCCAATCCCGAGATAGACTGTCCACAGCGCAGCGATGCAGGCAAAGTTATCTTCCGGCTCTCCGTACTGCTCATTCCTGTCTTCACAAATGATCTTTTTCGCATCTTCCAGAATTTTTTCTCTCTCAGTCATAAAAACCTCCTTGCGCCCCACAGCACAAATTCCACCATAAGTTTCGCAATGTTTGTATCTTCGTCAAGTTCCTTCTCTTCGGCGAGCCGTTCGTTAAACCATTTATATTCCGCCGAATCCTTTTTGAACATACATCTGTACATAAATGTGTACACCGCCTGCGCGGCTTTATAACTGTCATAATTATCAGTCATCTTTTTCCTCCTGCCTCTCTTTCAATTCTCTTTCGATCTCTTTTTCTGCTGCCAGAAGCATCCGCCCGATAAAATCGGCGTACTTCTTCCCGCACTCTTCCACCAATGCCCGGAAGGTCATATCCTCGTCTTTGACGAGATCATCAAACCACCTGTCAGAATCCACCGCCCGCATATGCGTTGCGTGGAATTTCCAAACTGCGGAATAAATTTTGTAATATGTTTTCTTTTCATCCATTTTTCACCTCCTGCCCTGCTGGTACCAAAGGTAACCGCGATGTTACCAAAAGTAGCAAATAACAAAAACTGCCTAAAACCGTTGAAAACACTGCGTTTCAGCGCTCCAGGTTACCGGGTTACCAAGTTACCACAACTTTTCCTATATACGGAAAAATAAAATGTTATGTATGACCCACATGTAAAAACAACCGGCACACCCCCATAAAATTTTTTGTATATATATACGGATTTTGGCTGGTAACCTTGGTAACTGGTAACCTTTGCACTTTTTGCGGAAAATAGCGGAAAATTGCGCCTAGTCAAAAGGCAATTCTTCAATATCCGCTGGCTCAAAGTTACCATCTTCACCGCATCCATCGCCTTTCAGGTCTAGCCAGATGCATCTGCATGCCTTTCCGGCTATCTTTTTTACTTTTGTCTGCCTTCCTGCGTCTGTCACAAGCAGCCCTTTGCGATCTGCCCAGCTCAAAAAAGACTTGCTGGAGTAGTTGCCTTCCTTACAAACGGCCTTGAATGCCTGGCTAAAAAATATCGCATAATCACCATGCTCCGACACTACGCCCCAGTGCTCTATGTTCGTGGCAAGGTCAAAACGCGCCGGATTCATGGCCACTTTGTCAACCAGATATTCATAACAGCGTTGGTTATCAGACAGCTCAGAATGAGAAATAAGGCACTTTCTTGCATCATCCAAGGAAATGTATATACAGTCCTTAAAAATTGCGTCTGTGGCTATCCTGTCAGCCGTAAGCACCGCCGCAAGGCTGTCAATTTGCTTCTGCATCGCGCTGGCGTCGGCCAGCTCTGCCCGGAAGCCGTTGAAAATATCCATGATGGAATCCCTGGGCATTGTTTTGATATGCTCGACAAATAGCTTCCCGGCAAAGCCAAAGTTTTTCTTCACCGTTTCGGCTGTTTCTGACGGATTTTCAAAAACTTCCGGCATGCACTCGACCTCTAAAATCCTGTTGATCGCGCCGCCCTGGTTGACGTAGTAGCTCAGTGGCCGCTCTCCATTTGTTATAAAGCAACATGACCAGTGGTTTTCGCGATTTATTCCCAATTCTTTGTTGGAACGGGTTTTCCCTTTCCCGGAGCAAAGATCGTATACAATTCCTTCAAAGTTGTTCCGCACGCGGTCTGATGTTTTGGATGTATCGTCCAGAATCATCGGCAAGTTGTTGAGCATGTCCGCCCGGGCTTCCAGGGCTGTATCTGTGGTTTTCAAATCCCCGATATAAGCGGCGTCTTTCGGATCCGCCCATATGGATGCAGCCACCATTTCCGCCACGGTTTTTCCGCCTTCTGTCTCACCAAAAAGGTCTACAAAAAACGGCAAATTTCCGATGATCGGAATCAGTACGCTGCTAAAACTGGCAGCCATAAGCATTGACACTTCTGTCCGGCCGCGCTGGCGGATCTTTTTTACATGATCCAGCCATACTTGCCATGACCCTTCTGAGCGGATCGCCGCGAAAAGCGACTTAAAGCGGGAATTCCCGTCAAAAAGGATTTCAGTATCGTACGGTATAAAATCAGCTCCATGCCATCCCAGCTTACTTGTAGATAGTGTTTCGCCGATTTCAAAGTCATTGTATGCCTCCACGTCTGACAAATATCTGACAAGGTACTTCGCATTTTCAGAAGTCACTGCGATGCCGTAATCCGACAGAGCAACGATCTTATTGGCGGAAGATACCACGGATTTTTTTATGGTCAGCTCCTGCCACTTGCCCCGGCGCTTAAAGGCCAGGACAACATGCTCCTCGCCGGTCTCGAGATTTTTCAGACGCGCCTTCGGGTAAATCGGGTGCGGGCAGGCGACAAATGTGCCGCGCTCCGTGTCTATCTCAATCCCGGATTCCGTCGCAATCCATACGCCACAAGGCCAATGCATGTCGCTTCCTTCGGCGTCTTTGAAATTCGTGTGATTGTTGACAACTACCGCCGTGTTGTTGTTGCGTTGCCGCTCGCGTTCCTCGCGCTGCGCTTGTTTGAAAAGGCGGTTGAACGTCCGCACGAAATTGTCAAACGTCGTGGCGCATTTTAACTCCACTGCCCGCCTGCGCATCTTTGCAAGGATCTCCGCCCGCATCAGTTCATCCGGCAGATCGTAAACGGCCACGTATGTATCCGAGACTTCAAAATCATCCACTTCCATGGCATCTATTTCTTGCTGTGTCAAAAATTATCACCTCGCTTTCATATGGGATTTTTTCGCGGACGCTGTGAATATAAAGTTGATACTGTAGGGCGTTGTAGGAATCCGCCCATACATCCGAGTAAACCGGCGCCCGCCGGACGGCATCGGAATAAATGTCAATTAGCATCTTGTTCAGCTCGCGCGCCGACTGCCTGCGCGCCTCTTCTGCCGCTTTGCGTTCACGCTCTTTCTGGCGCTTGTATCGCGCCATTTTCGCACGGAAACCGTTACTGCCGGAATCGTGCGGGTAAACTCCGCCAAGGCTTAAGAACGCCGTTTTGAAATCACATTTATCCATCAGCATGACGAACTTGAACACATCGCCATTTTCGCCGCAACCGAAGCAGTGAAACGAATCTTTATAGAGCTTGAGCGAAGCTCCTTTGTCGCCCTGATGGAAAGGGCAGTGGATGAATCCCGCCCGGTTTGGCCGGAATCCGTACCGCTCTACCACCTCTAGCATAGGCACGCTTTTTTTGATCTCTTCCGACGTCATTTCAGCAGCTCCAATATCCGCGCGCCTGTGTCCTCTTTTTCGCAAAATTCAAAGCGCACGCCGTACTTTCTTGCCAGTGTGGTCAGAATTTTGTATAGCGTCTCTCCGGTCGTGGCTTTCGTTTCGACCGTACGCCACTTGCCGCCGGACTTCTGGCGTTTGTGTCTCCGCGGGTTATCCCAAAAAATCACGTCTTCCAAAGATTCGATCCCTTTGCCATGTTCCACCAGAATCACAAGCTGAATCCCGGCTTCTTGCGCTCGGACAAGTTCTGCCCGGAAGCGCTCATGATCCTGGCAGACATTCGAGCAAAGCTCCGAAAGATTTTGCTTCCGGTCAACGATCAGCCGCGGGTTATCTAAGTTCTGATAATCACCGACCCACAATTTTGTTGATTTGTGGCTGACGCCGCGGCGGTCGAATTCCGCAATGATTTTTTTGATTGCCCGGGCTTTTTCCCGGGAGTCTATAAAAATTGTCATAGCTCATTTCCCTAGTTGAACGGGAGGTCCTCATCAATTCCTTCCGGAATCTGCATGAAGCCATCGCCAACAGGCTCGCCGGTCTGGCCAGAAGGCTCTGCACTGGCGGAATTTTTGGACTCGACGAATTCCACGCTTTCCGCGATCACATCTGTTGTGTAAACTTTTGTACCGTCCTCTTTCGTATAACTTCCGGTCTGGATCCTTCCGGTGATCCCGATCCGGCTGCCTTTTCTGAAATACTTTTCAATAAATTCCGCGGTCTTGCCAAAGGCAATAATTCCTGGAAAGTCCGCGTCCGGCTGGCCTTCTTTCTTCCAGCGCCGATCCACGGCGATGGAGAACCGCGCGATACTTGTGCCGCCGTTGCTGTACCGAATGTCTGGATCACGCGTTAGGCGCCCAACTAATTGTACTGAATTCATTTCTTTTCCTCCTCGTCCTGTTTCTTCTTGATTCTTTCGATGTTCTTCTTGATATTCAGATATTTTGCATATGTCGCGTCTGCGAGCTTGTCCATGCTGTACAAGTCGTTGACGTATTCCACGCGGATCTTTTCTGTTTCGAAAAGCTTCATGAGTTCATCGCGCTCTGCGTCTGTGATTTTTGAAAGCATGTCGCGCTCAGGATTCACGCAGCCTGCTGCCGATGCGCTTCCTTTTTTGACGGAAGTATCAGCTTTTTTTGCGGATGATCCGCCAAAGATGTAAACCACTTGCCCGGAGTCGTTGATGATAGTCAGCTTTTTGATGCGATCACGCTCGTCATACTCGATATTTTTGACGTGGAATTTTTCATAGCAAGCCAGTTTTCCGTTCCGGCCAGATGTAATTTTCACTTTATTTGAGTTGATCCAGATAAAAGGTGCCGTGTACAGCTCGCGCCCGATGCCCCAGCAGGTGGAGGCACGTTTGAAAGAGCTTGATGCAAGCCCCTTCTCCTTCTCAATATTTGACTCTGTTCCGGTGTCCTCTTTCGAGATCCAATCGCCCTTACTTGGGTCAAACAAAGACACGGTGCAATTGGCGTTTTCACGGCTATACTTTTTCATCCAGTTATAGGGGCCGACAGCCTCGTCCAAGATGTTCATATCGCAGCGCGCGTCCTTGTACAGCACTAAGGTCAGGCCGTTTTCAGTGATTTTCTGCACCCGGCACTCTATCTCGTCCGCCCGAAGCAGGCGGAATAACCTTTTTTCTTCCATTTTTTGCCTCCTATCGAATCCGCAGGCTTTCTGTCTGCGCAAGATGTGCAATTCCGTCCAGATCCTCGCCAGCCTCCAAGGCCTTCTTTAGCTTCTCTTTGTTTACTTTTGGTTCCTGCCAGATCAGGAAATCCGCCGGAATATTTCGCGGCTCTGCATCCACCACCACGGCGGCGGGGTTCTTCTGGATGCCAAAGGAGAATAATTCACCTTTGATCTTCCTTTTACCTGTCTGCTCCATGGCCGTCTGCATCATCTTTTTGATGCGATCAATACTGGCTCTAGCAACTCTCGCCTTCTCTTCCAGCCTTGCCGCTTCTACTTTCAACGCGGCTTCATCTGCTTGCAGGTTTTTGACCACTTTGGCGCAAGCTTCCAACTTGTCCGCGATTTCACCGTCCAGTGATTCCATGGTGTCAGCCAGCGTTTTGGCGTCCACCTCCGGATCCTGCGCCCACTCCTGCAGGATTCTGGCCTGCTCCGTCAATTCATACAAATTCATCTATAATAGTCCTCCGCCCTTTTAACAAAATTCTGTTCGACGTAATCCGCCCAACATACATCGCAGCGGATTTCGCCCTCGAAGTCGTAGAGCCAATCTTCCAAAATTAGCTCACCGCAGTCGCAGCACCGCGGGAGATGCCGCTCCTGCCACTTTTCAATTTCATCCTGGTGTACTTCCAGGCGGTCAAGCGGGTCTGGTACTTTTTCTCTCATGCTTCCGCCTCCTCATTCGGGTAAAAGTTTTCCATCCAGTGTGTAACTGAATCGAATGCGTTTGTTGTGTCGTATGTCAGCCTTGTACGCCGGTTAAACGAGACATTCCACATGTTGACGTCTTTTCCGTAAGACAAATACACCCAATATCCTCCCCCACTTTCGAATGATGCAAATGCTAAGTATTTCCCTGACTCTTTTGGTGGATCCGTCAGCGCGTCATGAATTTCAATTGTTTTTTTCATATTTTCTACCTCCATTTTTTCTAGTACTCCGATACAACGAACAGGATCAGCGCAAGGAACAGCATCAGAATCCCGCCAATTATGTCCGGTATCACATGGCCCGTCCTGGTGGAAATCAGGCCAAAAAACGCGAAGCTGGTAAAAAGAGCGAAGACGCTCAACCAGTTCATAAAGATTTTGTGCTTCTTTTTCGTCATTCTTTTTCCTCCCAAAAATAGCCAAGCGCGTCCATGGCTTTCTTCCGGTCAAATTCCGGCACGTCGTCCGGATACGTGACAAGCATTTCCCGGAATTTCAAAAAGTCCAGGAACGCCGCGGTGTTTACAAGCAGCCGTTTTCCGTGGCCGACTATGTCATACAGGCTGTAGCGCTCCAGAAGGACTTCCTGCATCTCACGTACTGCCTGCCGCGTCCACTTGTCAGAGTGGCCGAAGGCTGCGGCCAGAGCTTTAATTGACATATACGGGGCGGTATGCCTCAGCTCATATACTGCTGTCATTCGGATCACCTCTTTTCTTCTCCAATTGTCACTTAACGTGACCTTTTTCTGCAAAAAAAATTTTCTGTACTGTTGTGCCATAATAATCAGCAAGGGCTGATTTTATCTTGTCCCGCGGAACTCTCCGCTCTGCCTCGTACATGGCAAGTGCAGACACCGAAATACCAACGCTTTCAGCAACATGCGCCTGGGTTCTTGCGCCCCTTAGCTTCTTTAACTTTTCACCATATCCATGCATATCATCACTTCCTTTCATTTCAAAATGTCACGTTTTGTGACTAAGTAAACTATAGCGCATTTTTGCCGCCGTGTCAACACGTTTCGTGACATTTTTGTATTTACTTTTATCACAAAATGTGATAAAGTTATCACATAAGGAGGTAATTTCTGATGGGTGAATTTGCCAATATAATTAAGCGACTAAGAAGCTCTTCCGGAATGACTCAGACGGAATTAGCTAAAAAGCTCGGCGTATCAAGAAGTACAATCGGGATGTATGAAACAGGGACAAGGAATCCTGACTCTGAAATGCTAGAAAAAATCGCGGACCTTTTTAATGTAGACATTGACTACCTTCTAGGACGCACAAGCAAAACAACTTTCATCCCCGAAACAATAGGAAATTACTATCTTGATGATGAGGCCCGTGAACTGGCGGAATTCCTGCACAAAAACCCGGGGCATCGCGTCCTTTTTGACGCCTCCCGCAAAGTAAGGCCGGAAGACATAAAGATGGTAAAAGAATTGATTGACCGGCTCGGTGATGATTATGACAGCTAACCACAGAGTTGTATACATGGACTTTCCAGGCCGGATGCGCTCTTTCGTAGTCACCAGCGCGAACGATTTTTACACTATCGTAATTAACAGCCGGATTTCCCACGCGCAACAATTGGAAGCGTACATGCACGAATTGGAGCATATCACGGCGGGCGATTTTGAGAAGCAAAGCCCGGCCGACCTGATAGAAATTTATGCCCACAAGGCCGAAGGCCTGTGAATAACTGAACAATTTTATAAAAAGGAGAAAGCAAATGAAAATGAAAATTGCGAAAAAATTTATTGTACTGTGTGCCGCTGGCGTGATCGGAGCCACTGCTCTGGCCGGATGCGGAAGCACCGCCAGCGATTCCACCAAAAAGGATGCAGCCACAGAACAGAAAAAAGAATATAAAAAGGTCACAGCGAAGCAGATGCAGAAGGATCTGGATGCCAACGCCTTGAATGCATCGAAGAAATATAAAGACAAATACATCGCGATGTCCGGAAAATTTGACACAGTGGACAGCTCCGGGGACTATTTCACGGTTGTCGGCGGCGATGACGATATTATCGGCATCATGTGCAACATTGATGACACGCTGCAGGAAAAGGTGTCAAAAATTAAAAAAGGCAAAAAGGTGGTCGTGAAAGGGCAGGTCACAGACGTCGGCGAGACGCTTGGGTATACAATGACTGCCGAAAGTGTAACTGTAGAAAAATAAAAAAGATAGCAAGAACGCCCGGGGAAAAGGGGAAATTCCTCGGGCGTTTTGCACAATGGACTATCATTTCCAAAGAAAGGAGGTCGAAAAATATGAGTAAAACAAATTACCGCAATAAAATTATAGCACAACGGCCACTTGTCTGACTACTGCAGGAGGTGAATTTTTATGTGGGTAGAGAAAACAAATTCTGGCAAATTCCGGATGGTCGAAAGATATGAGGACTACTTGACCGGAAAAGAGCGCCGGGTATCTGTGACTTTTGAAAAAGACACACGTCCGGCCAGGAAAGCGGCATATGACGCCTTGATGGAAAAATTAAAAAACGTGCAAAGGCAGCAGCAGAAAAACGATGGCCTGCGCCTCGGAGATCTGGCAGAGCTGTACACTGCGCACATCGCAGAGGAATTCCGGGCAAGCACAGCCAGAAGTGCGAAGAGCATCATTGCGCATGTGGCTGAGTGTATCGGCCGTGACGTACTTGTAGAGCGCATGAATGCAAGGGATGTCCGGGAAAGGCTTGCTGGATCCGGCAAGCCGCCGCAGACCGTTAACACGTACATCAAAAAATACAAAGCCATGATGCGTTGGGCTTACCGCGCGGAATATATAAAGGATATATCATATCTTGACCGGATCACGCTTGTAAAAGTTCCGCCAAATGGAAAAGATGTGTCTGAAAAATATCTTGAACCGGAAGAACTGCGAAAATTGATAGAATCTATTGACTATGAGCCATATAGGCTTTTGGTGGAATTCCTCGCGCTTACCGGCTTGCGTTTTGGAGAGGCCGCCGCGCTTGATCGGGCAGACGTCGACATTGACAGAAAAATAATCAGTGTATCTAAAACGTATGACAGTAGGCTGCACGCATGCAGGACACCAAAAACGGCCGGAAGCATCCGCGAGATCCATATACAGCCTGAATTGATGCGGGTAATTAAACGGATCCGCCCGGCAATGCTCCGCCAGCAGATGGTATATCAATATAAAGACAAAGGCTTTTTGTTTTGCGGGAAGTCTGGCGAAAGGATTATGGAAGATGCCCTTCGTGCATTTTTGAGGCATCGCGGCATGAAGTCGATCGGGCGGCCTGTGTGGCCTCACATGCTCCGGCATACGCACGCATCACTGCTTTTTGCGTCCGGGATGACTATGGACGCCGTAAGCCGCCGCCTTGGTCACGCCAGCAGTGCAATTACGCGCGAGATTTATGTGCATGTCACAGAGCAATTAAGGCAGCTGGACAATGAAGCGCTGGACAGAATCAAAATCATGTGAGCTTGCCCCTTTTCTGCCCCTTTTCTATGAGAAATTTTTGAAAAAACTTTTATAAATTTGATATAACCCAATGGGAAGTAGTCGATGTGTTTGAGAAGAGCAATGGCGATGACTTGTACACAATCAGCAAGGTTGTTGATGGAAAACTCACAGACGAGAAAAAAGAACTGCCATATGGGAAAATTAAATGGCTGGACGAAATTGAATAAAAAAATTAAGCCCCCGGATTGCTCCGAGGGCTTTTTTCTTTGCAAAGCATATACTTACTATGCTTTACTTCAAATATTTTTTTACCACGTATCCTACTTTTCCGGCGTATGAAATTTTTGCCCATGTGGCACCGGTATTTTTTACCGTGACCTTTGTGCCGTATGGGATGGCCGTAATTACCTTCGCGGTAACTCTGGCCTTCTGCCGCATGTTCAGGCCGGATTTTGCTATCACTTTGGCTGTTTTGGATGATCCGGCCTTGCTGGAAGTCTTGACCGCGCCGCAGGAGATTTCCGCCAAAAACGCAGACCATTTTGCGTTCCCCTTGCCCGCCATGCGCGCGGGGCATTCCTTCCCGTTTACATCCCAGTGCCTGATGATTGTTTTTGCGTTCGGGCATTTCTTCCGGATCTGCGCCACCAGGCTTTTTACTGCCTTGATCTGTGCCGCTGACGGATCCTTGTCCGCAACGTCGCACAGCTCGATGCTCACACTGTTAGCGTTGGTGCATTTTTTGTAGTAGGATCCTGCCCCGCCGGACTGTGTGAAGAATCCGCCGACTGACCACGCCACGCGGTTAAGCGGCACGGACTGCACAACAGTTCCCTTCCGGTCAACAAAGTAGTGCGCCCCTGCTGAACGCGTGTTTGAATTTTTGAAATAGTTCGCGTTGGCTGTGGCCGTGTCGCCCTTGTTGCCGGTGTAGTGGATCACAATATACTTGACGGAATCCAGTGACCGGGTTCCGCCAAATGAATAACTCCGCGCTTTTACAAATTTTACAGCCATGCCTTACTCCTCCCCGTCGCTTCTGTCGTCGTCATCCCGCGCGATTTCATCATCGTCCGCGTTTGGTGCATCGTAGGACATCGCCTGCGCGGAATCTGCAAGCCCAGCGGTGGTGTGGTCAGTTACTACGCCTAAGAGCGCCAGAACCATGAAAACGGCGTTTACTACGTCCAGAAGGCGCCCCTGCAAGTCACTGGTGGAAATCTGCAGGCCAAACACGGCGGCAACCACCTGGATCAGCACAAGGATAGCCGGGATAAATGCCAGCCAAAAATTTTTGTTTTTAAATCTTACTTTCCAGTTAATCATAACTATCTCCTTATTTTTCAATCAAAAAATGTTCCAAACTTTCTTTCGCGCGCTTTAAATCTTCCTTGTCGCCGTCATTCAGCAAGTGTGACATGATGGCCAGAAGGGACTGCTGCACGATGCGGTTTCCCTCTTCTAACTTGTCAAGCCTCGCCTTGTCATTGGTCAGATACTGCCTGATTTCCTTCAGGGCGTCGTCATGGCCATCAAGACGCCTCTCATGGGCGTCTACGCGCTCTTTCTGTGTGTCGGCAGGCTTGCGGAACCACCGCACAACCTTAGCGATGATACCGATAGCCCCGGCGCATGAGATTATCAGGCCAGCGACGGCCAGAATTACCTGATACACCTGTTCTGGTGTAAAAATTGGATCTGTCATAATTTTTGCTCCTTTAAGCCCATGCTATGTATGTTACACGCCCCCATATCTGGCGCTGCGTAGAACTGTTGTACCTGCATGAAATTGTGCCGTCTGAGTTGATAAAAAGCAGGGCGTCAGAAGATCCATCAATTGGTATTGCGGTCTGGCGTACTGGCCTCCATCCTTCCGGAAGCGTTGCTATTGTCCTGTTTTCCGCACCAGCTCCGAGTTTTGCCCCTGTGATATACACAGAAGCTATATCGCCTTTCCTATGCAAATAGATCGAACCACTTGCTCCATTTGACAATGCTATTTCAGTCGATTCCTTGCCGGAAGTTACGCGACCGGAGGCATTTAACGCACCCAGTATATCGATTGCTAAAATGCCACTGCTGTGTGAGTCGATCGAAATGTTATATGGCGCTTCCGTCAAGTTGCTGCCAACTGAGAATTCAAGATGCTTCCCGGTTATAGAGCTGTACACATCATCTTCGCTGACCTTGAACGTCGTGTATTTTCCACCCGTGCAAATGGTTAGTGAATCTTCTGATGCAGACGGATTTGGGATTAGCTCTATATAATTTTCTGCGCCACCTATTTTTATTCTGTCGCCAAATTCTGCCACTTTATCAGTCCCACCTGCCGAATATATTGCCATCCCGCTTTCCGAAATACCAGCGTGCGCGCTATCCTCTTTACCAATCCGCACATCATCCGAGTAAGTCGCTACCACCGTTCCGTTCCGTATGATCTGAACGTCCTGCCCGATCAACACGGCGTTTTTTGTATCCCCTTCCGGATGGACAAGGATCTGGCCGCCGGTGCCTTTCTCGGTCACGAAGTTTGTTGCTGTTTTTGCGCTGTCTTCTGCTGTCGCCTGCGCTGTATCCGCCGCTTTATGCGCCGTGTTTGCGGCGGTGTCGTCCGTAGCCGGGGCGGATACATTGCCGATGACCCACGCCTTGCCGCCTTCCACATGGATTCGTACAGTGTCGCCCTCTTTGCACGCCATTGTCGCGGTCGCTGGCGTCTCCGGCGCTCCTCCGTCAATGTGGACATACACTTTTTCACCGTCAAGCCTTAAGACGGTGGCAAGCGTCTCATAAGCATTTGTTTTATTCTTTTTTGTGTTTTTCACTATGGCCTCTGCCAATGCTTTTAATTCATCCATGCGTTACACCTCGTTGACCGTTTCGGCGGTCTTGCACCCGTAAGATAATTCCAAGGTCTGTTTTGCCACTCGGAAATTCCCTGATAACTTGTGCCGCGGATAATCCAGCGCAACAATATCGCCGACGCGAACGTCCGGGAAAAATCTCCGGTTATAGCTAATTTCGCGCGCCGGGGTCTGCTCTTCTTTCAACCGCCGCACCGCGTATTCTGCAATCGTTTCGTTTCCGGAAAGCTCAACGCTGGAATCTTCCATCCAAATTTCCCTGCCTCTTGAAGCGGTAGAAAATTTACTGTCCGGGTCATCGTCCCTGGCTACGGCAGTTCCGGCATCGTCGTCCACTGCCCGGAAAACATTCGGGCAATTGTACCAATCTGTTTTGTCCTTCACGTCCGGCTCCAACACGTCGTTTTTTTCAACGCCGAACCGCTCCGCCGGGCTTGCGCCCGGTTCCATCAAATGGATAGACCCGTCTCCATGGATTGACAGCTGCCAGCCGATGGCATCAACCACCTTTTTTGCAAGAGACAAGCGTGATTCTCCGCTTTCCGCCACAATATCACTTGATAGAGCTGGCGGTGATCCGGACACCGAGAACGGCGCCGGGCTTACCGAAAGCAATTCTTTGACTAGATCCGCGCTGGATCCAGCCGGGGCATAATATCCTCTGGCCAGAAGCACGTCATCCGCCGGTTTGAGCACAGAGTAGCACTCTGCCTTCCATGTTTCCCGGATGCCGTCAAGCTCCCGTTCCGGCGCTGACGTAATCCCAGTAAAAAGCGGGATACGCTCTGCGCTCCCGCCCTGTTTTGCCAGAAGATATACCCTGATCCATTTTTCGCCGGAAAGAGAATCGTCTGTGACTGTTATGCTCGCTGATTCCAGCAGATCGGCCGTAGAATCTCGATCAATGCTTCCATCTGTAAATTCCATCTCTGACCGGTCCGCCCACGTCAGCGGGTCAACAATCGCGAGGACGTAAGCCGCCGAAAAACCTTTGCTCCAATCAATCATGCGCCGTCCTCCAATGTCTCCCATTCCGTCAATGTCATGCCTTCCATTCCTTCCGGATCGACTTTGTTTATCGCTAATTTGAATTTTACAATTCCCGGCGTGTCACAGTCCCGGTCTTCCGAAACTTGCACGTCTGCCGCAAAACTGCTTCCTTCCGGCGTCCGAACGTGGCAAATCCCGGCATAGTCGGCAAGCATCCGCATAAGCTTCTGCGTCTGCTGATCGTCAATATCCACATCCAGCGTCGTCGTCTCCGCGGACAAATCCCGCGTAACGCCCGGATTCCAGTCACCTTGAACGGATCCACCAAGGTACGCCGTGCGTTTGAAATCTTTCGCCCAGCTGTTGGATAATTTTAAGTCAAACGGGAGCATCACCCGGTATCCGTCAAAATCAACCGACAATTCCTCCACGTCAAGCGCTTCATCTTTCGCGTCAACCCACGCCACGGTACTATCTGCCGCGATGTAATCGCCGTATTTTGACACTGATACCACACGGTATCCTCCGGACTCGCCGAAGGCCGGGAACGGGTCTACATAGGTAACGCCATATGCGCCGCCCTCGATCACCTGCACGGGCTTATCTGCAGACAGTCTGTATATATCGACTGTGTCAGTATCTGCAGCGCCATCCGGCTTTGTGACAGAGATTTTCGCCGCAAGCCGGTCAGTATCAAAAGCGAGTGTTGCGCCCGGCGCTATCGGCTGCTGACCCCATTTGACAAGAAAAGGGTCTGTCTTGCGTACAGTTGTATGCCCGTAAACGTCGGAAGCTGAAACGGAAAAATAAAACCACCCGCCGTCGTTCATCGTTCCGAGCAAATCAGACAGCTCAAAACTGAATGTCTGCACTCCGGTAAACGAGTCTGCAGTCCTAACGGCTATTATCTCGTCCTTATAACTCTGTTCCCTCTGTTCATCCGGTCTCATGGTAAAAACGTCTCTATACCGCTTTAACGCAATCAGAAACGTTAATCCTCCGCCCGCTGGCTGTATTGTAACCGACACAGGAAGCTCTGTGATTGCTTGAACGGATTCCGTTAGGGATGTGCCGTTTTCGTCCTCGCTGGCAATCTCCACCGTTTTTGTTGATGCTGACAGCGTAATTATTTCTGGCGCATAAACAACTTTTACAGTTACGGGATCACTCCACCCGGTAGACTGACCGCCGGACCCGGTGATCCTTGTGCAGAATGTATGCTCGCTTCCGACCGTCCAGCAATAATCTGGTTTTTCGAGCTGTGTATACAACTCGTTGATCTGATCCATGGTTATAGTCAGGCTACTGGAAGCGGATCCGCCAATAATTGGCGTGTACTCTGCGTCGCCGTGCTTTTCAGCAACTTCCGCATAAAAATCGCCCGCGCCTGTGGAACCGACGGAAAACGAAATGCTCTCACCTGGGATTATAACCTTGTTCGACACTGCCAGAACCGGAAGCGCTGGCATGGATGCGATATTTACGGACACAATTTCAGACCAATTGGAATACACCGCTGTATCCCCACTGGTTTTTGCCAGCCGGACGCGAAAATAATATTTTTTATCCTCATCAAGTCCGCCAACCGACCATGAAATCGCTTTACGATCCACCGTATAGCTTGAAGGTTCCTCTGTGGACTCCCACGCGTCTGCATGATCCGCCCATGAAATAACCGCCTGGTCTGCTGCTTTCCACGGCCAATCCCATGTCAATTTTACTGTATCGGATGCTGTTGCCTTCGCACTGACGGAAGACGGCGGGAGCGAAATTGCACTATTTTCCGTCCAGACAATGTCAGATTTCATCTGGCCGTTGTTGGCCATTACGCCGACCTGATAGGTGGATTCCCCTGAAATGTCCGAAACGGTAAATTCTGCAGAATCTCCGGTGAATTTACCAAGATATATCGGTCGTGATGGGTCTGACGCCAGCTTTATATATGCTTCTAGCCAAACACCGGAAATCTCCGAGTTGTTGGTTGCCGAAACCGCTATTTTGGTGGAACTTGTGGCTGTTCCGGAAGTCAGCGTTGGCGCTTTCAGCTTGCCTTTTTCGACCAAATATGGCTCGCTGTACGCAACGTTGTTGTCATGTTTGGCCGAAACTTTGACCCACATGCATTTGTCTTGTCCGACCTCTGTGGTTGAGTTGAATTCGCAGCCGTTCAGATTCGCCCGCCATGCCATTGTAAGCGCATCATTCCAGGATGCGCCAGAAGGGCAGGACATGTCCGATTCCGGCGTTTCTATTGCGTATTGTGCCGACATTGTATCGACTGGATACGCCGCGCTTGCTGACTGGCTCCAACGGATTGTCGTGTTCCTGCCTTTGTCCGTCTCCGCCGTCCTCGCGGAAGTAACCACAGGCGAACGCGGCATGGCGTATGTGTGATACGCGTAGCGGAAAGCAGAAGGGCCGGATGCCCCGCGCTGGCGAGTCCGGACAAATCTTGTCAGACTTGTCCCGGTCATCGCTGCGGAGTCCTCGGTGAATGTCGCGGATGTTCCGCCACCATCCAAAGTGTATCCGCCGTACTTGCTCCCGTCAGTAGTCCAGATATTTTTTACTGTTGTTGTCTGATAGTTGCATGAAGCCGTTGGCCGGTTGTCTGTGTCTGATTTGTTTTCTGACCAAGTGAACGTTGCCTTATTATTGACAGATGAATCCACTTCGACAGAGATTGCGCCCGTCTGCCACGGCTCCGCGATTGAAAGTGTGTACGTCTCCCAGGGCGACCACTTACTTACATATGTCGTTGTAACTGTTTTCTTTTTTACTTTTCTTGTTTCAGAAAAGTTTTTCCTCCGCCCGCGCACACGGAATTCTATCCAATTCAAACGTTTGTTCGTGTATGGATAGAACCCGGCGGCGGTCAGGGAAGTCAGCGTTTTTTGCGTCGCCGTCTTCCCGATCGCGATTGAGTACCACTTACCCTTGCCCATGCCGTTGATGCGCCACTGCAATAACTGGCCTTCGCCGTAGTCCTTGTCGCCGATTTTCCAGGAAAAGGTAAAATGCATACCATTTCTTGAAATTCCAAGGTGATGCGGCTTTTTTGTAGTTCTTTTTTTTGTCGCCATTTATCAAAAATCCTTTATGCCATCCTGTACTGCCTCTGGATCTCTCTGGTTAAACGTCTGCCCCACTCTTCCGGATCGTCCGCGCCGTTTACCGTCATGTTTATCACAACATTGTTTCTGGCAGTATTGGAAGATCGCGCTGCGACTTTATCCGCCAACGTGTTCATCCAGCCAGTGTTTCTTTCCAACGGGACAATGGCTTCTTTCCCGGCTTCACCGGCGCCTACAAGCGTAGCTCCGTCAAGGATACCGCCGTGTGCCGCCCAGCTGACCGAAAAATGAGGCAAGCGGCCTTTCCCGGCAATTCCCCACGGGGCTTTTCCTCCGTCAAGGCTGACTTTCGGAATTTTCAAGTTAAGCTTGAAAACATTCGAGAACAGCGACCGGATTCTACCAAAGATCCCGCTCAACGTGCTGTATGCCGCACTGATCGGATGCGTAATGGCCGTTTTGATCGAATTCCAAATTCTGGATACTGTACTTTTGACTGCTCCGAATGCGGTAGATACTGCGGATCGGATATGGCTGGCTACTGATCTTACAGTGGAATACGCCGCCTTGAACGGTGTAATAATAAAACGTTTGATCGCCGCCCAGACTGCCCGAACCACTGTCTGCAATCCGCGGAATGCCAATGAAACGGCCGTTTTGATCGCCCGCGCTGTAACGCTTGCGACTCTCTGCGCGCCCTTGAACGGAAGCGTGATCGCCGTTTTGATGCCCTTCCAGATCGTCGAAACGACTTTCTGAAGGCCGGAAAACGCCTTTTTGACCGCGTTTACCATTGCTTTAACGACCGAGACAACGCCTTTTTTGATTCCACCAAACGCCGCAACAGCAAGTTTTGCGACAGATGTGAACGGGAATAAAAGCGCCTGCAGGATCGTCACAAGCAAAGATTTCAGCCCGTTTACCGCCGCTGTAAATGCTGCAGCCAAACCTTTGAGTATCAACCCGCCCAGCTTCGGAAGTGCTATCTGCAGCCCTTTCCAGATCGCCTGCAAAAGCACAAGGCCTAATTCACCCAGCGCTCCAAGGAACGGCACAATGTTCTGCTTGAGCCATGCCACGATTTTAGCACCTAAGCCTTCAAAGGCCTTCCCGCCGTTCCCATCAATTAGGCTTTTCAATCCCTTTGTTGCGAGTTTCGCGAGGCTTGTGATCGTGTTTAACAAGAGCGGCAAGAAGTTGTTGAAGACGAAATTTAACGCCGATTTCAGCATGTTCAAGAAGGACTGGCCTACGTTCTTGCCAATGGCCAAATTGCCCATGAAATCAAGCGCGGACGCCTTCATCTGGTTGAAAGAGCCTTCAAGCGTTGTGGACGCCTCTTTTGCCGTTGTTCCGGTGA